CTCCTAAGAACGGGAACGTCTTCCCACCTGTATATCAATGCCAGCATTAACACTCTTAGTGTTTTTTAAAGCATCAATCACACTTTATGCTAAAGCCATCTCATGCACTTGCACGTTGACAACTTATTAAAGGTCGCTAACCTATTGCACTATGTGACCCTTATTCCCGTGTTATAGGAATTATTCAGGCTCACAAACCAAATCTTTATTAGATATAAAATATTGGGCAGGCGATAATTAACACACTAAAGGAATATATGCTAATAGAACATAAACCTGCCCTTTTTTCCCAGATTACCATATGAGAACGCCATTACTTTCATTAAATCTATTTGAAATACAATAGGGTCAATATCCTTTAGCCCCTGGATAGAATAAGTTATTTTTCAAACTTTTATATTGTATTCTAAATTTTGTAAGACCAATAATTAATCTAACACATCATTGGTTCGCGTATTAGGGTGCTATCTTACTTTACACCACTCGTACTAGTTATTATAGTATTGCTCTAATTCATGATAATCTTCAATCGTTTGATGCCACTTATAAAATAGATATAGATTCATCAAGAAATTGAACATTACTAATAGAATAAAAGCTAAAACAATATCAGTTGGAATAGTCATTTTAAACTCCTTTAGTGTGATTTATTACAGTGTTATTTGAGAGCATTTCCGTTGCCAAGTAGCTCTCGCCCTGCGACAGGACTCCGAATCTTATTCAATTTATACTCTACTGCAAGTTATTAGCCCACGTTATTCATATAATCCAAACATTGCTGTCTAGACACAGAATAATAGAGCAAGTGAGATGTGCCCTTTACAAGCACAACCCATACTTTGCAATAGATGTCAAAATATAATGACATTTATATGGTATCCGAGTTTATTTATTGGTGGAGATGTGGAACGAAGTGGAACAATAAATTGGTCAAAGCTTTGCTTTGCCCATTCTTTGGTGACAAAAGATAAAGCTCTCACACTTCTTTCGAAGTGGAGAGCAATATCTAAGGATTCTGACGCTATTCAACTATCTCATCTGATGAGTTGTCATCGGAAGTCTGATTTGTTTGCACATCACTTGAATCAACTTCATCAAGAGAGATAACATCTCCATTGGGGGAGATGCAAACTACATCTTTGGATAGCTCACGAATACTACCATCGGCTTGAAGTTTCACTAAAAGACGAGGATACATCTCTAAGAATTGAGAGGGAGAAGATGATGGTCTATAAATAGGTTGCATTTTCTCTGTTGATTCTGTAGGGAGTGTAGAGAATCCATTGTGAGTTTGATTTGGGCTATAGAATACACCATTGCCTTTTGAAGATACACGACCATTGTAGGTCTTTTCAATTGAATCCATAACTATGTTCCTTTCTTGTTTTGGATTTGAAAATGAAAGATAACGAAAATCTCATATTTGAAAAAGGGATATGAGGGGTGTGCCCCCTGTGAATATATGTGTCCCGCATTTGCCTCCTATTTTTTCGGAAATTTTAATTTTTCGCATTTTTTTTCTTGATTAGAATTTGCCAAAGTTTTAGCTTACAGGGTGCGCGGGTGGGAAAAGAAGAAGAAGATGAAGTATAGATAGTATATATAGTATACAGTAGTACGGAGGTAGCAGGAAGTGACTGATAGTGAAGCTGCATTTGTCAAAAACCTATTGGAGATGGAAATGGATGGTCTTCCGATTGAAAAAAAGACTAAAGTCAGGATGGCTTTTCATAAAAATAAAATTACTTTTGATAATCTCCAAGCGTGCTTAGATAAAATAGCCATGTGGCAATCCCAAAAATTATAATTTTTTTTACTTTGAAATATAACGTGGGCATCTCTACATTCAATAATGGCTGAATTAATAAATAACCTGAAGAATAAAAGCGTTGAGGAGCTTCAAGAGGCACTAGGAGAGTTTTCTAGGGAGAAGGATGATGCAAAGACATTTATTGATATAGATGGAAATGCGTATATAATCCCAAGAAAAGTATATGATTTAATAGATGCGTTAGCCTCTCAATTGGAGAAGTTAAAAGCAGAGGTAAATGGACTATAGGAAGATAAAAGGCGTAACTCATTTTGTATATGACGATATTGATGAATTTAAAAAGCAAAAAAAGGGTGTAAAGCCTAAACATTGGAAAGAAGACCCCCAAGAAGGCGATTGGGTTATATCAGATGATGGTGGTATTGTTCAAATACTAAAGAGGAGTGGTATATCCCATCCAAGTGATAGAAAGAACTGGAAAGCACATAGAGGATATGTTCGTACTGTTGTTGGGACATTTCTATTAAATGACAATACTAAAATGGATACAGACTTTGATTTACATCCCAATAGATATACATTTTCTAAAAAATTAAAACAAGCGAATGAAAATTTCAAAAAAAGGAAGAATATTACTAAAAAAGAAAAGCTTTTTGCTACAGAGGTTATTGTTGGTAAAGACGCAATAACGGCTGTAAAGAATGTATATAAAGAAGATGACCATAATAAAGCAAAGAAGAAAGCTCTCTTATTATTAAAACAGGAAAGAATTATGAATGAAGTAGAAAAAGGTGTCGTAGATATAGCTAAAGGATTAGGCATTGACCATGAATATGTCTTAAGAAGACTTAAAACTCTTGCCGATACAGGAGAAGACGACAATGTTGTTCTTCAATCTGTTAAAGAATTAGGTAAGATTATTGGTACGTCTGGTCAGACGACAAGGAAGGATGTTGGAGTTGTTGGTTTATTTCAAGGGTTTTCCCCTAAACAACTAGAACAAGCCGAGAGAAAAGAACTAACAGAAGGAGAATAAAAATGGCGATGCGGAAAACAAACCATAAGTTTGGTATGGAGGACTATAAGAAGGGGGCAGAGTTATCAGAGAGATATAACAGTCGTTACGCTGCTGAAGTTATGGGTGTTCATCCAAGAACAATAAGAAAATGGAGAGCCATAATAAGAAAGCAAAGAATGGAGGAGGATTTTTCGGTTGAAGATTATTCAACTGGGAAAGAGCCAATAAATGATTTAATTGAGAATAGGATAAAGAAGTTTGCTTTAAAAAGTAGAGCTAAGAACCACGAAAGACTTATTAATGTTAAGATTAATATAGACGGTCCTGTTGGAATTGCTCATTTTGGAGACCCACACATAGATGATGATGGCACGAATATTGCCGAACTATTAATGCACGCAGATTTAGTCCGAAATACTGAAGGTATGTTTGCAGGCAATATAGGGGACAATCAGAACAATTGGATTGGAAGACTTGCTAGACTATATGGAGAGCAATCTACCTCGGCAAGAGAATCGTGGAGATTAACTGAGCATTTCATTACAAAGGTAAACTGGTTATACTTAGTTGGAGGAAATCACGATGCTTGGAGTGGAGCAGGTGACCCATTAGAGTGGATGTGTAGCCAAAAGAATGGCATCTTTAATAATAATGGTGTAAGAATGAATCTTGTATTTCCTAATAAGAAGGAAGTAAGAATAAATGCAAGACATAATTTTGCAGGTCATTCAATGTGGAATACTGCTCATGGCTTAGTAAAGGCTATCCAAATGGGCTGGCGTGACCATGTATTAACTGCAGGACATACCCATGTTAGTGGATACCAAGTATTAAAAGACCCATCAACTGGTTTAATTTCTCATGCGTTGAGAATTGCGTCTTACAAAGAGCTTGATAGATACGCAGAAGAGAAAGGATTGCCAGACCAAAATGTATTTAAATGCCCTGTCACTATTATAGACCCTCAATATGCAGATGATGACTCTCGATTGATTACTACCATATTTGACCCTAACGAGGGTGTTGATTATTTGACTTGGAAACGTAGTAAAAAATAATGGCGAATATTAACTCTAGAGATGTTACAGAGGCTGAAAAAGTATTAGAGTTAGCAAAAACTGATTTAATCGCTTTTGGTAAGCTATTCCTACCTGGTGATTTTGGAAAATCTGAATCCCCACCATTTCACTATGAGATAGGAGATTCCTTATTAGAGCCAACCACTAAATCTTTAGCATTAATCTTACCTAGAGGTAGTGGGAAAACTCAGCTATTTAAGACATTCTTAATGCATAAAATCTTGTTTAAGGACAAAGATGAGCTAATGTTTATAGCTTGGGTATCTGATAATCATAGAAAGTCCATATTAAATCTTCAGTATATTAAACAACATTTCTCAGGAAATGAGTTATTGCAGTATTATTTTGGTGATGTTGTAGGAGAGAAGTGGACTGAAACAGATATTGTTACAAAGACAGGTACTAAACTTATAAGTCGTTCTAATCTGTCTAGTGTTCGTGGAGAAAACTATTTAGGTAAACGATATGATATAGTTGCTCTTGACGATACCGAGAGTGAAACGAATACTGTTACTCAAGATGCTAGGGAGAAAATTAAGAACATTGTATATAATGGTGTAAAACCTGCTCTTGATTTACATACAGGTAGATTAATATTTGCTGGAACTCCTGTCCATTTCGATAGTTTATGTCAAAACATACTAGACGGGTATGCAAAAGCTGAGAATAAAGATGATTATACTTGGGATGTAATTAGCTATAAATCTACTCAGCCAGAAATGCCAGGTGGCGTACTTTGGAACTCGTATTTTCCTCGAAAAAGATTAGATACGATGAAGAAAGAGTATGAGGAAGCTGGCAGAATACATGGATATTATCAAGAATATGAACTGGAAGTGCAAAATGAAGATGAAGCTGTATGGGGCAGAAAGTATATAAAATATTGGAAAGGCTATTACGAACATGAGGAGGGTCTTAACTATATTGTTATCGAAGGAGAAAAGATTCCAGTTAATTGTTTTGCTGGCTGTGACCCTGCAACAGATATCAACACTAAGTCTTCTGATTTTTCGGTTATTATGGCAGTTGCTGTCACTCCTGAAAACGAAGTATATGTTTTAGAGTATGAACGCCATAGGTCAATTCCCACTGTAGCAGGCAGAGATAAAGATGATAATATTATAGGCAAAAAGGGAGTAGTTGATTATATAATGGATATGCATCAAAAATATCATTGTGTATCCTCGACTGTCGAAGATGTAGCTATGAATAGGTCAGTATTTCAATCTTTAAACGAGAGAAGAAGAATAGAAAATAAATTTGATATTAGTGTTATTCCTGAAAAACCAGGAGGTAGAGAGAAGAGAAATAAGATATATTCGGGTCTTTCTGGTCGTTTTAGTACTGGAACTATACATTTACGGGAAAATATGTTTGATTTAGAACACGAAATTGTTACATTCGGGGCAAGAATGGCTCACGATGACACCATTGAAACACTGTTTTATGCACTTTTACATGCTTTTCCACCCAATATGAAGCAAAAAGAGAAGACTAGGGAATGGTATAAACCAAAAAGGAAAGCGAAAGGATGGCTAGTTTCGTAATGCCAAGAGGTAAGGGTACATACGGAAAAAAACGGGGAAGACCCCCTAAAAAGAACAAGAGTAAGAAACGTGGCAAGAACAAAAAAAGCTGAACGAATTTACCAAATGTGGAACTCTGCTAATTCTGAGGAGAGAATTAAGTGGCAATCTGATAGTCAAAAGGGATTTGATTTTTATCTTAATGAACAATTAACCCAAGACGAGTTAGAAACATTAAGAGAATCTGGAATGCCCACATTTGAGATTAATCGCATTACTCCCATTATTGAAACAATGAAATACTTTGTTACAGCTAATAACCCAAAGTGGAAAGCTGTGGCAGTCGAGGGAAGTGATACTTCTATTGCACAAGTTCATAGTGATATATCTGAATATTGCTGGAGCTTATCAAATGGAAAAGCTGTTTATTCTAGCGTTATCTTGGATTCTCTTACAAAAGGAGTTGGGTATTTCTTTGTAGATGTAGATAAAGATTTAGATAATGGTAAGGGAGATGTTATTTTTAGCAAAATTGACCCTTACGATGTTTTTCCTGACCCAATGAGTCGTGACTTTCTATATAGAGATGCTTCATTTATTATAGTAAGAAAAACTTTAACTAGAGAGCAATTAAAAAATATGTTCCCTGAGCATTCTAGGAAGATTGCAAGGGCAACTGAACAGGGAAGTATTGAGGCTTATTCCCAAGCAGACAGAGGTGATGCTGACGCTATCATCCCTGAAGATATTGTTACTAGCGTTTCTCCTAGTGGAGATAGAGATGATATTATTGCATATCATGAATGTTATGAAAAAGTTCGTGTACCTTATGTAAATGTAAAAATGAAGGTTTATCCAACTAAAGAGGATATACAAACAGTTAAAGATATTGCACAAAAGAAATTAAAAGCATTTGAAGATGAATTAGCTGTTGCAACAAAAGAAAAGATTATTCAGATAGAAAGTGCATTAAGCGCTGGTGAAATTATACAAGATAGAGCTGAACTTGAAATAAAGAAGGCTCAAGATGAGCTTATTCAAGGGGTTCAACAAAAAAGAGCTGAAATTGAATATGCCACACAAGAAAAATTAAATAAAGTTGAAGAGCAAGTTGTTAGTAAAGAGGAATATGATATATTAATACAAAGCGAAGAAATAGTTGATGCTATTGTTGATAGTGTTGATTATTTTGAGACAAGAATAAAAGTCACTTGTACTTTAGGCTCTGATGTAACATTATATGAATATGGTCTACCTATTCGTGAATATCCAATAATTCCTATTCCATATCTGTATACTGGCACTCCATTTCCAATGTCAGCTGTATCTCCGATGATAGGTAAACAACAGGAGATAAATAAAGCTCATCAGGTAATGATTCATAATGCAAATTTGGCTTCGAACCTTAGATGGATGTACGAAGAAGGCTCTGTTCCTGAAGATGAATGGGAACAATACTCATCTGCTCCAGGAGCTCTTTTAAAATATCGACAAGGATTTACCCCTCCCACACCAATATTGCCAGCATCAATTAATAATGCTTTTTACACCATAACAGAACAAGGAAAGTCTGATATGGAATATATTGCTGGTATACCAAGCTCTATGATGGGATTTACAACACAACAGCCAGAAACATATAGAGGTCTTTTGGCTAATGATGAATTTGGAACAAGAAGAATTAAGGCATGGATGGGTTCTATTTTAGAACCTGGATTGGAACATCTTGGTATTGCTTTTAAAGAACTTGCCCAATCTCATTATACTGTTGATAAAGTATTTAGGATTGTTCAACCAAATGCTGGTGGAGATTATGTTGAAAAAGAAACTAGAATTAATATACCTATTTACAATGATTATGGTGAAGAAATTAACAAATGGTCTGATTATGCAAGTTCAAGATTTGATATTAGAATAGTCGCTGGTGCTTCAATGCCAGTAAATAGATGGGCTCTCATTGAGGAATATTTCAGATGGTTCCAGGCTGGATTAATTGATGATATAGCTATGCTATCTGAAACAGATGTTCGTGGAAAAGAAAATATTATTGAAAGAAAATCATTATATTCTCAGTTGCAAAGTCAAGTTGAACAACTACAAGAACAAGTTAAAGATGAGCAAGGAACAGTTGAAACTCTTAGCAGACAACTGGTTCAAGCGGGCATAAGACATAATATTGAGACAGGTTCTAAGGAAGTTGATAGAGATATTATGGAGACAAAAGCTCAACAAAAATTTTACAGAAGACTCTTAGATGAAGACAGAAAAAACAATTTGCAAAAAAGCAAAGAAAAAAAGTAAATTATTAATTAAAATAAAGGCTATATAAAATATGGAAGAAGCACAAGTAGGCAACGCAGAAACTAATTCTGTCCCCGAAAGTTTTATTTCAGATGACTCCGCAGAAGACTTTTTTGGTCAATTAGAGCAAGAAGTCAATGGCGGGATTGTAGACGATATTAAAAATGAAACTTCAGAAGCCTCAGAAACTCAAAGTGATAACACACAAGAAGTAGAAGAACCAGCTAAAGAAGCTCAGCAAGAGGACATCGAGACTCTCAAAAAAAGGTATTCAGATTCCAGTGCGGAAGGGAAACGTCTTAACCAACGGCTCTCTGAACTTGAACCATACTTACCTATACTTGATGAAATGCGTAAAGACCCCGAATTAGTATCTCATGTGAGAGGCTATTTCGAGGGTGGAGGTCAAACCCCACAAAGTATGGTAGAAAAACTGAATCTTGGTGAAGATTTTATCTTTGACCCTGATGAAGCAGTAAGTAATCCTAATAGTGACTCAGCAAAAGTATTAAATAGTACTATTGATGGAGTTGTTCAAAGAAGGCTTAACAACGAACTCGATAAGCAAAAGAAAGAGTTTACTCTTGAAAAGCAAATAAACGATTTTCGTCAAAAGCATGATATGAACGATTCTGAATGGAACGACTTTAAGAAATTCGCTGACAATCAATCATTATCATTGGAAGATATTTACTACTTAAAAAACAGAGGTCAGAGAGAAGACAATATCGCCAAATCTGCAAGTCAAAATGCCGTTAGGAAGGTTCAAGAAACCCAAGAACGACCAAAGTCACTTGCTACAAAGGGCTCTACAAAAGTAGAAACCTCTGATGAAGGACAACTGTTTGACACTATACTAGGGATTGACAAGGAACTAGAAAACGCATTTGGTTAATAGCTAAATGTTATTAGCCATCTGCTAAACCCTAAATAGAATAGGAGTAAGTCAAATGGCTGATTTATTTGATTTAGCGAGTGCCCAACCTGTAGGCTTGGGTGTTGCTGATGACAACAGTAGTCTTTCGACTGGTGACCTTAGACGGAAGTATAACTTCGGAAGTAGGGTTTCTGAGCTGGCAATAGCCCAAGACCCTTTCTTCCGATTAGTTTCAAGACTTTCTAAGAAACCAACTGACGACCCTCAGTTTAAATTTACTGAGAGACGACCTTCCTTTCATAAGCGTTATGGATATCTTTATGGTACAGACGGCAATGCTACTGGTACTGTTACCAAGCATGGAGCCGTACACGCTAATATGACAAAAGTAACAATTGCTGGTGATTACGAATCTGCAGGGAATAAAGGCTCTGTATACGGACAAACTGCAATTGCTATTGGTGCTGACGGTACAAAGCCTGAATTTTTTGTACCTGGGCAATTAATCAAAATACCAACTGGTGCCTCATTAGGTGACGCAGCTTCAACTGGATATGCTATATTCAGAGTAGACGCTGTCGCAGATTCTGCAGTTTCTGAAATGATAGAACTGACTGGCGCTTTGGTAAAAACACCTACTCCGTTAGCGAGTACCTACAAGCATGATGATGACGCTTCAGTCATTGGTAATGATTCCCAAGAGTCATTAGCCGCAAAAAGGACTTTTGTAATTGGTACTGCTCACGAGCAAGGCAGTGGTTATCCTCAAACATGGAAAGACCAACCTTTCAAAACTGGTTATGGAAATACTCAGATTTGGAAAACTGCAATGGCTATGGACAATACTGCAAGAGCAACTGTTCTTAAGTATGATTCAAGCGAATGGGCAAGAGTTTGGAAAGAAAAACTCATTGAGCATAAGTATGATATTGAGCAATCATTATTATTTAATGGAACTGCTTCAACATCAGACGATGCTTGGTACACTGATGGTGTTGTGAATTATATTACTGGTTTCGGTAATACTTTTTCACTTGCCACAGCAACCAAAGCTCAGGATGACTTCCTTGATGACATGAGTGCTTTCTTAGACCCTCGTTATAATAACGCAAACGCAACTGTATTCTTTTGTAGCACAGCTGTTTACAACTGGTTACATAAGTTAAGCGGTTACTTTGCTAATAACCTCGGTCAAGTTCAGCCTTACGTTGCTGGTGCAACTAAATCCACTTCAGGTGGAGGAAATTCACTAGCTCGTGCTGATATGTCAATGATTGGCAAGAAGAAAGCCTTTGGTGTTGATATTAGTGTAATTTCTACTCCTTACGGAGATATGAATGTTGCTCGTAATATTCACCTTGATGGTACTAACGTTGGTTTACTTGGTATTAATATGAGATATTGTGCTTACCGACCTCTAGTTGGTAATGGGCAAAATCGTGATACCTCAGTATACGTTGGTGTTCAAACTCTTGAAAATAGTGGCGTTGACCGTAGGGTCGACTTAATCCAAACAGAAGCTGGTCTCGAGATACATATGCCCGAAGCCCACGCTGTCTGGACAACTTAAGGAGTAATGAATAATGGCTAATCCAATGTACGGACAAAATAAAGCTGATACCGAAGTCGCAGTTCAATCTGACCCCGATGTATATGTAAAAACATACACAGCTACGGCTGCTATGGGAAGTGATAGCGGGAAGGTGAGACATATTCAATTAAGCTCAACTTCTGTAATTGCTATGACTGGAATGGTCGGTAGTGATTATGCTGGACAAATTGTTTCTGTAAAAAACACTAGTGCCTCTGGTACTGCTGCTCATACAGTAACGCTTGCTGGCGGAACTTGGAACGGAACAAATACCGTAGTTACCTTAAATGCCCCTGATGAATGTATTGTCGTAATTTTCGATAGTGCAGGAGACGGGACAGTTTTGGCAAATGTCGGTAGTGTTGCTTTATCGTAAAACAATAATCAATAATGTGGGGGGATTTATTTCCCCCCATAGATTATAAGGTATTAAATGAAAATTTGGGAAAAAGTAAATAATATCACAGGGAACGATAGTAAGTCTAGATATTTAGTTCCCTATATAAATGCAGGTTCAAAGTTTTTACTATCATCTTTGCCTGAAAAGTTTTTATGGACTATTGCTTCTGAGAGTGAAATAACAGGATGGGACTCAGGTGGGGACAACCAAATAGGAGCAGGTTCGTCTATTGCCTATGATAAGGTTTTAGCGGTTTATAGATATGATGGAGATAAAAGGCGTGTGTGCGCAGAAGCTCCTGATAAAAATATTCATATATTTGATGAAGATTCAAGTTTGCTTAAAGCGACTGAAATGTTTCCAAAGTTCTATAAATTATCTGGTAAAATTTATATTAAGCCAGACCCTGATTATAACGATGGCTCTTCAACCGAATATTATGGGAAGCTTGGGGCAACTTCGGTTATTACAAAAGGGAACATTACGGCTGATTCTTTAACTTTATCTGTTGCAAGTGCGACAGGAATAGTGGTTGGTATGATTGTAACTGGTCCAGGGATTCCTAGCGACACAGTTGTTAGTAGTATAAGTGGCACTAACATAACACTATCAAACGCAGGTACTATAACATATAGTGGGGATAATAAACCTGATTTTACATTCACAGCTGTTACTACAGTTTTTACTAAAACAGGGGATAAGGGAATAATAGTTTATTCAGCTCCTCCAATAGTTGATGAAAATAGTGATAGTTGGATTCTTGCAGAATATGAGAATATTGTACTATTCTACGCTGCATCTTTAGACCATTTCAGATTAGCAGCGGTTTATAGAGACTTATGTAAAGCGCAAGTAGATGTGGTAGCAGCTGGGACATTAAGCTTTACAATATCAAGCAGTTTGCCAACTTCAATGAGTTTATCTAAATCATTGCCAACATTTTCTTTTACTGATGCTTTGCCAGGTGATATTACAATTTCTTCTACATTGCCTTCTGATTTTAGTTTATCTTTGAGTTTACCAACAATGGATGTGGTTAGCTCTCAGCTTCCTTCGTCTTTTGCATCTCCTACCTTACCATCTAAGCCAGAAGAATTAGTTCACGCATTAGACAAAACTTCTATAGATGATGCATTGACTAAAGCAGAGCAATTAATTGATGGTAGCGTTACTACTAATAATGCACAAGAATGGCTAAATGACGAAGATGCCGAAATGGTAAGCTCAATAGTTAATGTTGTAAATGCTGAATTGCAAAGAGCTGGTGTGTCTATTAATGAGGAAAAAAGTAAATTAGATGAATTTTCTGCTAAGTTAAACCAGAGATTAACTACTTATCAAAACGATATATCTAAATATGGCGCTGAAGTGCAAAAAGAATCCTCAAGAATTAGTTCTGAGTTAGCTAAATATCAAAGAGATGTAGAAAAATCAATTCAAACTTATCAGGCAGATATTGGCAAGTATCAACAAGAAGTGGCGAAAGAGTCTGCGAGAGTTGGAGCTGATACATCTAAATATCAAAATGAATTAGCTAAAGAGAAGAATAGAATTGATACATCTCTCGCTAAATGGCAGGCAAGTTTGAGTAAAGTGGTTCAGAATCACCAATTAGACGTTCAAGCTTATCAAGCTGAAGTTCAAAAAGAAGGGCAGAGAGTAAGTTCTGAGATATCTAAATATGAAGCAGATATCATGAGGGCGACTGAAGAGATGAAAAAAGATATACAACAATTTAATTTAGATATTCAAGCTGCTCAAATTTATACTCAAAAAAGTCAACAATCGGTGCAAACTGGCTCAATGTTTTATCAAAGAGCTATTAATGAATTGAGTGCTATTACTGGTGCGGTTGCAGCTCCAGAGCAACAACAAACAAGTCAAAGGGCAGAACAAGGAGCATCTACATAATGACTATACTAGAAATAATGGAAAGGGCAAATACTAGAGATACAAGTCTTTCTGTCGCATTTATAAAAGATGCAATTACTCAAATTCAATCTTCAACTGATATTGTAAGCAAAGTTGAGAAACAAGATTTAACTAAAAACACTAGAGATTATTATTTGCCAACAGATTTGGTTTCAGTTATCAGTATAAGCATAAAAGATACTGATGATGATAATAAGTATAAAAAGATTAGGAGATTAGCTACTAGACCAACTGTAACAGAGGATACAAATCCATAATGAGTTACGATACTAATAAAACATTCGCTTTTTACCATCAAGGAAAAGTATTTCATATATATAGAATTGCAAGAAGTGTAGCTAGAGGAATTGATACAAGTGGTGTGGTAAAAGAATATGGTGTTACCAATGTTCTTTACCCTGATGAAACTATTCCTAGTGGCATAAGGGTAGAATACACTGCTCTTGAGAAACCATTCGTTGAGCAAGACCCTGAAAGTACTGCTTATTCAAGCTTAACTGAGGTAACTTCACCTACAGAATTAACTCATGTAAACTTAAACAGGATGCTTTCTTTGGCAATTGTTGATTATTTAAAAGCAATGATAGCTGAAAGAGATGGGGATTTGGAGAAAAAAGAATATTATATGAGAAATTTTTATAAGAAAGTTTCGGATAACGAAAGCAATAAGAATAAGATTCATATTTCGCAATCTACTTCTTTTGCTGTTAAATAAAAGGAAAGGTTATGGCACGAATAGATTATTCAATAAGCGTAACAGCGATTGGGACAGCTAGTGGAGAGGGTCAAACTGTTGATGTTATTGACCAAAGAGTTAATCGTACATTAAGCGGTGGAAACTCATCTAAGGTATGGGTAGGAACAGATACAACTGGATGGAGCACTGCTGGAGTTCATACTCATGTTGAGGCTATTGCCACACCTGCAGCTGTTGGGGCTGATGGTGATAACATGATTTGGATAAAGCATACTGGGAAACAATTTGATAGTGGAGCTGCTAGTTCTACTGATAGAACAACAACTGTAGTTGTATATGTCGCAGTAACTCACACATTATTTAATGCTGGTAGTGACGGTAGTGACGCAGGCGCGGGTACTGCAAATATAGCAATAGCTGAATTAGAAGCTGGAGAATCTATGGTTATTCCAGAGGCTCAACTTGGAATTTTAGTAGGTTCAGCTGACTCTACAGGTACTGCCCCAGCTGTTGAATACGCAAAATTAACTTAAGGAGAAAGAAATGGCTAAAGGATTACAAGACTATACAGTAGATGAAAGTACCTCGCCTTATGTGAAAGCAGTTGTTGCTACAGGAAGTGCTCAAGACTCCTGTAGGGCAGTTCACATGAAGGGAACAGCGGCTAATGTTACATTAACTGTTGACGGAACAGATGTAGTATTTCATCTTTTAAAAGGACACACATATCCAATATGTGCTACGAAGTCAAGTTCTACAGACGTAGTAATGTTGTACTAGGAGAGTAAATGCCCGAAACAACAAAAACGTTTGCGAATATAGAAATATTGCAAGGCGCAGATTATGAGATGACTATTACTCTTGATTCTGCGACTGCAAATAAAAGCTATATGATGACAATTTGTAAAGATTATACTGGTTCTACGGATTTTGGAGGAAGGCAGAATGGAGATGGTTCATCTTCTAGCCCATATAGAACTGAAATAACTGAAGTAGACCAAGCGTCAATAGGTAAGCTTGTCGATACTGATTCAGGGACAACTTATACGGTTACACTTTATTTATATGCACAATGGACAGAAACTTTAGATGATGATTTTGATGGATTTTGGGAATTAGTAGAAAGAGATGCAACTACAAACCCTGATTCTTATTCTAGAATAGCTCAGGGTGAAATTTATGTTAGTAAATCAGCTAGTAGATATGCTAGTACAGAAACATTAAATACCGCATAGAAGGATAAAGAATGGCAACAACAGTAAAAGTAACAACTTCAGCAACGAGTAAATCAGTTGGTACTCAAACCGCTGCTAAGTCGAGTGAGTCTTTCTCTCTGGACACAAAAAAAATTACTCATAACTCAGCAGGAATAACTGCAAAGAATTTATCAGCCGCTTTAGAAGAAGTAGCTGGACAACAAGCAAAACAGGCATCAGCCCCAGGAAGTCCCGTGGAAGGAAATATGTGGTATGATACCGATGATGACGTAATGTACGTCAGAGATGAAGATTCATGGAACGAAATCCATGTTTCTGGTCGTACTGCTCTAGACGGTGGTACATTCACTTAACCAATAGGAGAATACTATGGCTAATACCATACAAATCAAAAGAGCGGCGAACAATGGTTCAAGCTCAACGCCAGGTTCTCTAGCGTCTGGAGAAATGGCATTAGACCAAGCGGGTAAGAAGTTATTTATCGGAAGACATAATAATTCTTCAGTAGAAGTATTTCAACTCGCAACATTAGACGATTTAACTGGAGGTAATGGAATATCAGCCTCCGCAGCATCAAGTGCATCAAATAGAGCAAGAACTCTAGCAGTTGATTTAACCGATACAAATATCTTTGCATCAACAAGTGCAAAAGGTATTGCATCATTTAGTTCTGATAACTTCGCAGCTTCAAGTGGTGTAATCACCATTAAAGATAATGGAGTTATATTAGGAACTGAAACAACGGGCTCATATGTTGAATCCCTTGTAGCAGGTACTGGAGTTACTCTTTCAAATAACTCAGGTGAGGAAGCAACCCCAACAATTGCAATTGGGCAAGCTGTTGAAACATCAAGTAATCCAACATTTGCAGGCGTAACTGCAGATGCAATCACGATAGGTGTCTCAGCGGCTGGAACTATTACCACATCAAGTGGAGATTTAACACTAAACGCAGCAGGTGGGGAAGTAATTATCGCGGGCAATTTACAGGTGGACGGGACAACCACGACAGTAAATAGTACAGTCGTAACTGTTGACGACCCGATTTTCAGACTTGGTGGAGATGGTGATGCATCAGATGATAACAAAGACAAGGGTCTTGCTTTTGCATGGCACAATGGAACTGCTGCTAAAGTTGGTTTCTTTGGATTTGATGAATCAGATTCTACATTCACCTTTATTCCTGAGAGCACAGAATCAGGTTCTCAAATAATGAGTGGAACAGTTGGAAATGCTAAATTTGGAAATGTAACTTTAACAGGAACAGCTGTATTAGATGGTGCAACAATTAATGGTGGAACATTCTAATAGGAGGAAATAATGGCAAATACAATAGTATTAAAAAATAGAAGCAATACAAGTAGCCCAGCTCCAGGAACTAGTGATTTATCTAGTGGAGAGGTAGCTATTAATTATCATGCAAGTGTAAGGAAGCTTTATTTTAAAGATTCAGGAAACACTATTCGTGAAATTGTAGACTCTCAAGGAGTTGATGACCAAGCGACTGCTCTGGCGATTGCTTTAGGATAGTTTATGGCGAATACATTTAAACTAAAAACAAAAGCTAATTTGACTACTAGCTTAGCCGCAGTATACACGGTACCTTCTAGTAAAACAGCTATTATATT